AAAGACGCAGGCTCAGGCCAGTTCGTGCTAGCTGGTGGTGAGATGAACGGATACCGTGCAATCGTATCTAACCAAGTAACAGCAGGCGATCTATACTTCGGTAACTTCTCAGACTGCTTGATTGGTATGTACGGTGGCTTGGACATCACAGTTGATCCATACACAGCATCAACATCTGGCACAGTTCGCATCGTTGCGCTGCAAACTGTTGACGTAGCAGTACGTCACGCAGTTAGCTTTGCAGTCAACAACGACGGCGCATAATGCTAACGTGGGGCGGCATGAAAGCCGCCCCCTCTAAAGAGGGGAATAAAATGAAGTATGTTGTTCTCAAATCTTGTGTTGCTGGTGGTGCGGCTCGAAGCGCAGGAGATATCGTGGAGCTATCAGCGGATGAAGCATCTTCACTAACAGCCTATGGCAGAATTTCTGTAGCGCCAGAGCCAAAGCCTGTTGCTGCACCAAAAAACAAGGCTGCAAAGCCGAAAACCACAAGAGCTAAGAAATGATAATTAAATTAGCAAAAGCCGCTACAATACAGGGCGTAAAGGCCAGAGCGAACACCATCCATGATGTAGTTGACCGCGTAGCGCAAAAGCTAATTGATCGTGGGTACGCCGCTCTACACGAAGGAAAAGTGACGAAAGAGCAAGAGGTCGAAGAAGATGGCGCTACCCCTAGCGAGTGATTTAACCCTGCTATTTTCTACAGATGAGTTTGCTGTTGAGGCAACATATCGTCGCAAGCTGGGATTAGATCAGGCTACAATAAAAGGCATATTTGACAACGAGACTGTGCCTGTTGACGCAGGCGGCATCGCCTTGGTTCACCAAGAGCAGCCACGCTTTATGTGTCGCAGTGCAGACGTTCCTTACATTGCAGAAGATGATTACTTGATAATCAGCAGCGTTAATTATCGTGTTGTCGCATGGATAAGTGACGGCACAGGCGTAACAACCATACATCTGGAAAAACAATAATGGCGCACGTTAGGAAGCAAATAAGAGACAAAGTTGCGGCTCTGCTTTCCGCAAACGTCGGCTTAGTTAAGCGGCGTGTATATACGACACGGGTGCATCCTTTAAACGACAGCAACCTACCAGCTATTAGCGTATACACAGGAAGCGAGAGCAGTAATCGCTTGCAGGCTGGTGTTACAGATATGATTAGGGAGCTTTCCCTCGAGATTGACTGCTATGTTCGTGAGACAAGCAGTTTCGATGACGATGTGGACGCAATTGCTGTCCAAGTCGAAGAAGCAATGGCTGGCAACTTTACACTTGATGGCCTTGCTAAGTTTACGGTGCTAACCTCTACGCAGATACAGTTTGACGGTGATGCAGACCAAATACTTGGTATCGCAAAGCTGACATACTCTGTTCGTTATGTTACACCTATAAACGATGTTGAAACCGCCAAATAAGGAGACTTCCAATGGCAACTCATACTGGCAGTGAAGGAACCGTAAAGGTCGGTTCTAACGCAATTGCAGAAATTCGCTCATACTCAATCTCAGAGGTGGGCGATACGCTTGAAGATACAACAATGGGTGATAGCGCTCGTACTTATCTATCAAGCCTGACGTCATTCAGCGGTTCTGTTGATGTTTTCTGGGATGAGACTGACACAAGTGGTCAGGTTGCTCTAACAGTAGGCTCTACAGCTACACTGAATGTATATCCAGAAGGTGACAGTTCTGGCGATAATTACTACACAGGTAGTATCATTGTTACTGGCTTTGATGTGTCGGCATCCTTTGACGGGCTTGTAGAGGCAAGCATTTCGTTCCAAGGCACTGGCGCATTGACACGCGGTGACGTTTAAAAATAGGTGGATTAAATGACAACAGCGGCAGACGCACTTAAGGCGTACTTAGATGGGGAGAAAACTGAGTATGTTGATGTGCCAGAGTTGGGTGCAAAGGGTAAACCTTTGCGCCTTTACTACACTCCCTTTAGCGGCCTTGATATGGCGAACTTGCAACGCAAGCATGAAGATTTTCCGTCAACTAAGATTGAAGCGATGTTTGATGTAATCATTCAGAAAGCCTTAACGGAAGATGGCGAAAAGGCTTTTACACTAGAGCATAAGCCCATGCTTCGTCGTTTGCCACATGAGCTTATCTATAAAATGGCTGTACCAATGTTCTCTTCTACATCAGTGGAGGAGCATGAGGGAAACTAAAGGCAAACCCGTTCAGGTTTAATTTAATCGTTTTAGCGGAGAAATTAGGCAAGACGATTGCAGAGATTGAGAAAATGTCTGTAACCGAGTACAATGAATGGGTAGCCTACTTTAATATTGCAGAGGGCATGGTTAAGAAATGAACAGTGATACCTTTTTATATAAATTGGTTGGCGAAGATCACCTTACCCGCCCTCTGAAAGATGCTGAGAACCAAACAAGGCGTTTAGGTAATCAGGTTGCCAAAACTAACAAACAGATGGGCGTGTTTAGCAGTAATTTAGCTAATGCTCGAAAAGGAACAAGAGCTTTTGCTATGGGTAGCTTGCAACAAGCGGGCTATCAGGTAGGTGACTTTGCAGTACAGATTGCAAACGGCACCAATAAAATGCAAGCGTTTGGTCAGCAAGCGCCTCAATTTTTGCAAATTTTTGGCCCTATCGGGTCGGTAGTTGGCGCGGCTGTCGCGGTATTTGCTGCTGCGGCTGTGATGATTGAAAAAACAAGAGCAACAGCAGAAAATTTAAGTAAAGCTGTTGATAAGGCTAATCGTAGTATTACTAACTTTAGCGAAAGCGCTAAACAAAACACAAAAAGTGTTGCGCAGCTTGCTAAAGATTATGGCCTTATGGCTGCACAAGCAAAAGAGTTTTTTGAGGTGCAGAACGAAATCAATCGTATTGTGGCATTTCGTGATGTTGCTTCTGCCATTGAACTTGCAACGGAAACTTTTGGTGAATTTGGCGACAGGGCAATCGGGTCTTTGTACGATCAAGGTAGAGCCTTTGATGAGATAATTGATAAGATCAATAGCCTTAGAAGAGAAGGTGAGCAAAGCGACTACTTTAACATTGAGGAAGGCTTAAATAATCAATTATTAAAGGCAGAAGAACGCCTAAATCGCATGGCAAGCTACGAGGTTGTCAAGCTCGCAAAAGAATTGGAAGTTAGTGGTTACGCTGCTGCTATGATGGCAGAGGAGCTAAGTAAAGCGCAAACAGCCGAAAACTTAGAAGATCGAGTTAAGGCGTTGGTGGAAATTCGTCGTCTTTATAGAGATTTTGCTTTAGCTGACGGTAAATTATCAGAGAATGAGCAGAAACGGCTTCAAACCTTACTTGATGCTCAGATGAGTTACCTAAAAATATCTTCAACATTAAAAGAAATAAATGAAGAAACTGAAGATTTACTTAAAAAGATGGATCGTTTTAGGCCAGATAGGATTTATGGTGGGCGCGGTGGTGATCCCAGAAAACAAACTGACGACTATATGAGCCAAATGGGATATAAATCAGTTGACGAATTAATAGAGGAATTAACAAAAAAGGGCGATAAGCCGTTTAAAAAGATAAAAAAAGAAGTTCAAGCTCTTTCACCAGAGATGAAGCGGTTGCAAGATTTTGCTGATGCGGTTGGAAATTCGTTTGAAGACGCCATGATGAGTGCGGTTGATGGCACGACAAAAGCCAAGGATGCCTTTAGGCTTATGGCGAGAGATATTATCAATGAGCTTTACCGCGTGTTTATTGTTAAAAAGGTTACAGGTTTTATTTCTAGTTTTATTACCGACCCAAGTATGTTTGGGGGTATGGGGCAAACAACTGGCGTTCGAGGGTCTAGCCCGCGTCCCGTTTTGCGTGCTGAAGGTGGCGCTTATACGGGTAGCGGTGCGCGTGCAGGCGGCATGGATGGTAAGGGTGGCTTTATGGCTATGCTGCACCCGCGTGAGACTGTCGTAGACCACACTAAAGGCCAAGGCGGGGGCGTTACAGTCGTGCAGAATATCAACGTAACAACAGGCGTACAGCAAACCGTGCGCACTGAGATCAAGTCACTGATGCCACAGATTGCAGATAGCGCCAAATCAGCGGTACTAGAAGCCAAACGTCGTGGCGGCTCATATGGAAGGGCGTTTGCATAATGGCTATTACATACCCTTTGTCACTCCCTACGCACACTGGCATACGCAGCATTGAGTTGCGAGCGGTGAACGCAGTTGCTTACAGCCAAAGCCCATTTACTTATGCTGGTCAGTCACACGCTTACAGCGGTCAAACTTGGCAAGCTGATATCACCTTACCACCCATGAAGAGGGATGATGCGGAGCAGTGGATTGCTTGGCTGATCTCTTTGCGGGGCCAGTATGGCACGTTTTTGCTAAACGATCCTTCCGCGACTACACCGCGCGGCTCTGCTGGCGGCACGCCTCTTGTCAACGGGGCATCTCA